TACAATTCTTATCGTACGGCTCTGTAAAAGCTTGCAATTCCTATTGAGAAAACCCACACGGGTTGGAAGGGGATAGATATCCCCAACTCAAAAAACTCAATGAAATGAAGACGACTACCGCCGAAACAATTTTACAACTCCAAATGGAGACCGAGGCGACTGCAACACCCCATCTAGGCCTTATCACATACAGGTTCCCACAATTACGTGGTTTCCCTGATGTGTTCCTAGCAGGTTTTATCGGTTTTATAATGCCAGCCTAAGTAGGCGTAGCGAAAGTGACTGGATAGTCTACGGTGGGGACTGCCAAAAAGTATAGGCATGTGAAATCCACACCGCCCCCTAATTCTGTATGCATCGTGGGGCCAGTCGAACTTGTAGTAGTATCTGTTCTAATTAACAACGAGGTGTAAGCACCTTGTTTATCAGTTCCATCAGTTGATGAGCCAAGTACATAATTACTCGGACTAGCAAAAGAAAAATTAAACTTCTTATAATCAGGAATATTGAAAGATAATGAACCATTGGTATGAGAGGCTGTAATAGCCATACCACTCAATCCATTTCTTGTCAACAGATAACTATTTAAGTTATATGCACGTACATTGCCGCTTGCAGAATTTAGCACTGATGAAGAATCAAGTGCTCTAGATGAGCTCGTGTGTGTCGTGGTCTTACGATAAACACGTATATCTGACATCTTTGAACTTTGCAAACTGTCTGGAGTATAAACAATATTTACTCCACCACGGTACCCAATAAAGGGTCCTGCAATATACGGTATATGATGCATTTGAACGAATGAATAAGGTGCTGTTCCTGAAGATGGTAAACACTTATTAGCCACATTCAAGCCATTGGGATCATACCCTGGCGTAGGCGGCATAATACAATGAGTCTTAGTAAAAAGATTCGTAGCGTCTCCAGCAATTCCACCTGCAGTAACTGTATCAACAACAGCACTACGATGGATTAAGTTCCTCAATGATGAGATACTTTCACCATAATTCATTCCATATCGGTTTGGATTTGATTTTGCAGGTGTACCCAACATAACTGTTGTGGTTGAAAGTTCAACCTTATCTTGGCCCTGTAAATTAAAGAATGATGGATCAGTGGAATCAGTATTCCACTTCGCGGTAATTCTATCAACAGGATTAGCAAACTCAAAATCTTCAGCACCTCGTGTATATGCAAGGATGCCAATAGAACCAGATGATGGCGCAGTGAGTTCAGTTAGGACTCGCACCGTAAAAACACCATTGTCCATTCCAATACGTGGAGCGTTAGCGCTCCCAGTTGTCCAATTAGGAACGAGTGTATTATCAGTATCCAACCAAGCTGTATCTTGATGATAAGGAATCTCAAACTCCACATCATCACATTCTCCAATATCGAGAATGTGTGTATAAACTGTATTTTCTGCTGGTTGAACTGCTGTAATATCATTACGAGGATCGTATTGAATAATCAAACGTCCCTTATGGAACTTAGTTGCAACAATTTTCAAACGGATTTTCATCCCTCCGCGCCATTGCTTGAAGAGTGCTCCGTAATATGAAAGTGGTGTGTGATAGACTCGAAAGCCTGCAGTTGCAGGTACATAATTATTAATCGCTACACTTGATTGGAGCGCAGGATTTATACGTACAGTAAACAACTGGTCACCCACCACATTTGATGTTGACCAAGAACCAACACCAACATAGGATTCCTTATTCTTAATAAAAGCCATAGAGAGCTCATCCTTATCACTAGCACCATGAGGTGTAGGATCAATAGATAACTCCTGTTTAGGATCTAATGTTAGTTTTTGGACTGGTGTCCCAATATGTGCAGAGGCCAATTGAGGTCCATTTGCTGGGACAAACATTTTAACGTCTTCTATGACGGGTGCATTTGTATAACCAAAAATTCTGGCTACATTGGCTAGTGCACCAGCACCAATTTGTGTTGCTCGGGCAAATTTACCTATCACAGGGATTCGCGTTAATTGAGCAGCAACATTTGCAACTGCCGTTGCTGGGCCTGAAATCGGACCCTCAACATATTCATCACCCTGCAGAGATAACTTTGAAGTTGAAGCCATAAGCTCCAAATCAGTCAACCATGCATAAGTTTGAATAGTCACACCTGTAGTGCCACCTGCTACTGCTAGGCTCAAAGGCCAAAACATAACAAGACGACACGTACCCATAGTAGTCACCGCAGTAGAAGAGGTGATATCCAACCAATGCAGATGTAAAACAAAAGGACATGTCATGTGACCACCAGCATTTGCAGCTGGTGTCATATAATAACCTGGTTGTTGTGAGTAAAATACAGGATAATTGGCATCGGTTGTTGAATTTGTACGAAGTTTCTGACCAACAAAACCCTCCAAAGGACTATAACACATACGCATTAGTCCATACTGGAAGGGCGTGCCATTAACAACAGTTTTAATATTCAACGTACCACGTAGGAAAGCAAAGTTATCCAACTTCTTCTTGATCGCTGTTGAACTCAACAATGTATTCCAAGGGTAAAATGTTGCAAGAGTTACACCTATATTAGCAGTAGTCCATGTAAAGGTATTGATCAGTGTGGGACGTGAAAAGAAACTTCCCAACTGAAGATCTTCCGTTCCATCAACCAAAGCTGTACCCGGTGCAACTTTTGGACTAACAAATTCTTCGCCTCGTGCATTATCCAAGAATGTAACATTCTGTGAAGTCATTTCCGAAGCTTCCAAAGCAGCTGCAGCATCCTCACCAGGAGGTGCATTTTCAACTGTTTCTTCGGATTGAACCCGAAGACCAAAGCAAGATGAATTATTAGTATACATACAGGTTTCATCATACCTATATGCATCGACGGTATTTCTGGCAACCGTCCCAGCAACCCAAAACATTGTAATATAACTTTTGAATGACTGTTTATTTCAATTACTGACTAGCCAAGGACAATAATCTACATGCTCAAATTCTCCTCTAAAACTTTCGAGGAAGCCCAAAATCTGTCATAAAGTTCCTGCCATTGCGGGATCTTCTCCACTTTAGGATAAAGACAGTACGGTTCTTCTTGAAGAAGCTGGGTAAGGAAAGAGCGTTCCTTTTCAAACTTCTCACGACCGTAGAAGAAGTACTCATTTACTGCTGATGTAATAACTTCGATCATTTTCTCATATTGGTTAATAGAGTTAGAAGGAAGCCAAACACATAAAGAGCGTTTGATTGAGTCTTCTTCAATGGGAGCAAGCCAAGCACCAACATCTGCATCAAAACGCCAATAGCGTTTTAAAAACGACACATTATTAATATTGATGTACGGTGTACTCTCTGAAGTTTTGTCAGCCATTGTGTATTCAACACCAATGGTGGCAAGCACTGCTTGAATAGCAGTGTGGTTGAACCACGGACAAGATTTACTCACTCCTTGAACATTATCATCACCATAAGTAAATAGGTGTACATTCTGTTTAAAGGAAGAAACTTCTCTGGATGGATTCAAAATGCGATAACAATATCGCATGTAAAGGCTGTTCACCAAAGAATTGATGATTACGGTCAAAGCATGGCCGGATGGATTCGTACCAAAAAATTCGATTAAATCTCCATCAAAATTGACAAAGGAAAAAGCAGTATCTGCACCAATAGCCATAATTTCATTGCACTCTTGCACATCAAAGCCAGCAGTGCTATGAATTTTAGCAATAATTTGGAAAGCTGCAAGGATTAATGTTGATACCATGGCCTTATCATAAGAGCCATAATCACCACCAACAATCTGATCCTCACCAAAAGTAACCAAATACTCTCGGATTTTTCCCCATTCAGTAGACTGACAAACTGTGCCAGGTCCAGCTTCAAAAATAAATTTGTTTTTCTGAACTAACCGAATAAAAGATAACAATTTCTTTCTAGTCACAATTGCAAAATCTGCAGGTGACCCAGAAAAGACACGTGTTTTCTTCATATCAATTTTCTTTTGTGGAGTAGGTGTATCCTTCAAAGCACCAGTAAAAACTGGACATGCTCGCTGGTTAGCTGCATGTTTAGCTTCGATAGCAGCGACTCGCTGCCAAAATTCATCATCAAATGTAACTCCATCAGGATGCTTTTCAGTTGGATCTTCAATCAGAAAACTTTTCTTTGAAGTATTCCAAGGAAATCCCATGGAACTTTTACGATTGATAGCATCGATGAATTTAACACCAGGTAATCCATTTACAGCAGCCGTATTAGTGAGAAAAACAAGTTGTTCTTCCCAATTTTTTGGCAAAGCTGTCACAATATCAGTATAAAAAGCAGCAGTAATCTCACGCAAAATTGCGGAATCCAACCCACAATTGGGATGAACCATTTTCTCCAGATTCTTCTTCCATGGTTCCCAGCCCTTCATAACTGGCTTACCATGATCCGAAATATAATCGAAATGTTCGCAGATAACTGCTTTCATAGGTGTATCACACACCTTACTGAAATAACGTGGTTTGAATCCTTCAAAAGTACCATAAACATTTGCTGTTCCTTGTTCTAAATATCGAATGGTAGATCGTGTATTAAGCGGTCCCAATTTCCGATTGATACCATTAGCTTCCATATCCGGCATAACACCACCTTGAGTGGTCACCGGAAAAAGCTCAAGAACATTGGATTTGGTTATCATATCTTCAATAGTCTGTCTGTTAACTTGCATTACGCCAGTCAACCGATCTCGACCAAGAAGATGGATACCAACAATAGCAGGTCCACTAGGGGTATTAGCCACAGCCAATGAACCACAATCTCCATTTCTAGTTTCTGGTACAGTATTTGGTAAGGTACCCATGTATACATCAACATCAATATGCAAAGATGGAACATTCATTTTGGACCAAGGATAAACACCATGGACAGTACGAAGAGTCAATTCTCCAGTGGCGCGACGAGTGATTTCACTCATACTACCAAAAGATAACGTCTTTTCTGCCCAAAAACGCAAAATGTCTTTGGTCGGTGGACAATATAAAACTTTAAGTAAACATAAATCATGATCTTTACGCAAAATAAGATCAGCACGAACAACTTTCATTGAGATGCAATCGGAAATACCTTCCGTACGAGAGCGCCTTGATATAGTCACTGTCCATTCATCTGCGTCATCTCGAAAGAGGTGAGCATTAACCAATAAAAAGTGACTTTGAACAAACACTCCGCTCATCACACTCGTAGATTTCCCTGCAACAACTTGACATACTGCCTCAACAGCAACTATATTGTTTGCAAGCATATCTCTAATTTCCTCATCTTTCTTACCAACCAAACTTTGGCTAGCTAAAGGCAAATCAAAACGAGTTAGCTCAACTTCAGCATTGTACCATACATTGCATGAAGTTTCTTTCTCAAGTTGTTCTTCAGTTGTACTGAACTTATTACCCTGGGCTATTACCGACTGAACGATATCAGCTTTAGGTTCCTCTTCCTTCTTTGGTGCACAGTATTTGTACACTCCATAAGTTCCAGCAACAACAGCAGCGACCTCAACAACAGTACGTAAATAACCCCGAGTGGCAATCCACTTCTGGGTTTCTGACGTAACGCTATTCAGATAACCAATTGTTTGAACAATCTTACTGTTACACACAATACGACCCAAAATATAATATATAAATTTACGCACAGTATAATTACGCATGATATAGGATAAAATAAAATGACTAAATGTACGCGAAATCAAGTAAAAGATAATACTCGACCACATCGAAAAGAAGAAAGTCCACAATGAAATATACCAAGCAGTGGATGCAACAGTGACCCATGTTGTAGCTGCAACTAGCTCCAAACTTTGGACCTCTGTACAACCACACGCATACTTGGGTTTACGACAAGTTCGACAAATACAAATCTCCTTCATATAGCTATCACAATCCATAGCAGCCATCTGATTTGCGTCATGTTGTAACAAAGTTTCACCATAATCAGCTAGAAATACAGTGACATCTTCATATACATTTTTCACAACAATCTTGGCACGCTCACGACCGGAAGTTTCCCTGAAAGGTTGTAATTCCTGAACAATAATAGTCCAATAATTGGGATATTCACTTGGATTCACATTCAACTTCCTTGGATCCAACATCCCACCTTCAGTCTGAAATTCAGGTTTAGGTTTAATAGTAACAATAAAAGGAAGACGTCGTTGTACTGCTAATGGACACGAGAAGTACTCGTGTGCATTCAAATCAGCAGTGTTACTTGTTGCAATAACAAATTCACAACGAATGGGAGTTTTACCCTTATCTTCCAAAGCAGCTTGACTTGGCACATAGGGAACATTGTTCACAATGTTCAAAAGCTCTTTAAGTGTAGGATCAATCTCATTAGATTTATTAGGATTCATAAAAGCGATGTCATCCAATTGGATGCACCACATACTTGTATCAAAATTGGTCCAAAAATCGTCTGTAGGACTACGACGATAAAGATAATGATCATCAGTTTTCAAACCACGAAGTTTACCAAAATAATAAAACAACAATTTAGCAAAAGTGGATTTACCCACACCAGAAGGACCATGTATCAATAATCCAAATGGAGCTTTTCGCTCTTGCTGAGCGAATTTAATCGTGGTTTGTTGAGCTTTAATCAGCTGCAATTGTCCAAGTCGTTTGCGCAAAAATGCACTTTCATAACCTGAACGCAATCTTGTATATTTAACATATGCTTCGCCTTCTTCAATGGCTGCATTAAGATCTGCAATATAAGAGAAGTGAGTTGTGCCATGTGCTTCGAGATTACCAGTAAAGGAACTCAATGACATTATCTTATCACAACGAACACTCCAATCTGCATATGCAGCATCAGTATGTGTAAATACACTAATATCTCCCGTTTCTTTAAACTCATAAATTTTTTCGGCCAAAAATAAAATAACATCAAATGCGGCCAACCAAAGTCCTCTTCTACTATTAAAAGCAATAGTCATAGTACGCATTTCCAATTTAGAATACTCCTCTTCGGATAATGACATACCAAGACGTGATAAAAAACCCTGGGTCAACATGAAACAATAAAGTTTATAAAATTTTTTAAGAATAGGATTCTCATCCATTGATGATAATGTATCGAAACCACCACGCATCATACGCAGTGCTTCCTTAATCGAAACATTAGGGGTTGATTCCAACCCTTGAACTTCTGATTCATCAAAGAGAGAATTAATCTTTTTCAACAATGCTCCTGTAACTGACTTTTTAGTGAACAATTTGTACACCATTTCAGCCCATAGAATAATATTGTCAAATTTTTTGAATGCATAATAGGAGATAAAACAATTCTCCACCATGTCCATCACCCACTCCTTGTTTTCAGCCATTTGACTGCTAACAGATTTGGGTTGTTCAGCTTGCATTTTAGCTAAACGTTTAAGGACAATCTTCCACATATTTTCTTCAGCAGCCTCACGCTGCTCATCAACTTGTACCTTCAAACCAAAAGATTCAATAGGTACATTATGGAAATGAATCAAAGCATTTTCAATCTGTACAGCTTCGTTCATGCAAACATTGGATCCACCATTTAAGGCGTACCAATAGGCATCAACTACATTAACATCTGTAAGATTAAAATTATAATCCAATAATGATTTGTCCTGATTAAGGACTTTCCCATGCATCTGAAGCATGAGATGTAAATTGGGATTGTACCAAAATTGGCACATTGAAATTCGCATCACTTTGCGATATAATTGACGCATACAGGTTACATAAAACACTTGGTTCATGATTGAAACCTGAATGGAACATTCGAATCGTTCTTCGAATTCTTCATGATCTGTAACATAGACAGTATTGCGCTTAGAGAAAAAACGTGAGAACATCTGTAACTTGTAAAATATTTGTAACTGATTCGTAAATGAAATTTAGCCCATTTCTTGGGGTTCCTGGTTTTACTATTTCAGACCAGTAACTGCCTCTTGGGATTTGTACCTAGAGGTATATATGCAACCACATACAATTAATATTGGAAAACTAACAACTACTTCATACTCAAATGAGCTGGGATAATAGTTGAACATCATTAGGAGCGAATCACTAATTGTCACATAAACATAAACACGTGAAAGACAACTGTCTCTGAGAGGTGCTATATTTATGGCCATATTAACTATTGCGTTACATAATCTTTCGGATAAAGATATACATATATGAGGATTGGATACCTCAATTTTTATAGGGTTTTTGTATCCTTTTATAATTTTTATATAAAGTAAACGCATGATAACATATAATAGGGGGGCTTCTATTTCGGTCAGCTAAACCTATTCCATTATGTAACTCTTTAATGGACAAACTTTAGTCTTTAAAAAATGCACATTGGAAATCGGGGTAATCACATGAGATTCCGTCGGAATTCTATCGTAGGTCCCAACCTACTTAATCATTGAAAATAGAACCACGGCTAACGATTGAAATCCTTCATTCCACTCAATGACAACACAACTTCGTACTGCAAGGCTTCTGAAAGAATCCTTACTGCGAAACATATGGGGGTCCCAACCCCCTCAAGCATTGCATGTGAATCGGCTTACCTATAAGTAAACGACACCACCTTGCAAAACAAAATTGGGTTGGCACTGGCAGATTCTGTGCGAATCCTAAAATCATAAATGACTTCTAGAAAGAGAGAATTAACTCTCCGGAAAAATCCATAAACGTATACATATTAGCGACTAACTAATATGCA